GTGCAATTTCAGTTTGAGGAGAATAGGTTAATGAATCAGACTTAAAATCATCAAAATAACCATTGAAGGTATCTAGAAATTTAGTCTGTGAATCCATATGGGATATATAATCCTCCAAAAGAAATTCAACTGCTGTAGATCGAGAAATTAGTTTTTCTTTCCCAAGACCATGATTCTTCATTCGTGCTCCACAAACTCCTCCGTCATGCCTATCGGTGCCGGAGTATTCCACGAAAGAAACGGATTCATAATCGTGCAATTGAATAACCTGTTGACAACGACGCTGAATGGCTTGTTGGCAATTCATCGTCTTCGTAACTTCACTCCAACCTTTACCAAAGTCAATATTAGATGTGAGAATCACTAAGTCAGGTTGAATATACACCTTACCTTTCATCTCACAATTGGGGTTGAGGGCAGTCTTTTGAACATTGTTAACGAAGTCGATAACCTTTCGCCAAGGATTCTTGGTGTCCTGGTGCTCAGCCTTCGATGCTGCAATGTCATCAAATAAGACTACACGGTGTGAGGTGCGAAATTCGGACTGGTACTCATCCGTCTCATTCAGTGTTACCATCTGAAACGAAGTAAAAGTACCGTACTCATGCATCATAATTGCACGGGCAATCTGGATAGCAAAAGATGATTTGCCAACTCCAGGGGGGCCATACAACATGACACAATACGGTTGCTTTCGCAAAGCTCCCGTAGATACGTCCGTCTCCATATCCTCGATAGCATGTTCTATGCGAGCAAGTGTGGTGGAGTCTCGTGCGGTAATCACTGGTCGAAGAAATATGCGGAAACATTTCAACGTGTAAAGTAGATTTTCACGAGAAAATTTGGTACCCTCGTGGATACCTATCTTAGAAGATGTGACTTTCGCCAAAGCTTCTTCGATTTTGCCTGACTGGATCAAATAAAATTTGATCGTCTCAATAGAGGACAGTAGTACACCTGATGTTACTAGGACAGGCTTGGCAATTCTACGTCCAATAGATAAGCATCTCTGCATTAATTTTACATTGTTAGTAATACATAATTTAATTTAATATACAATAATAGGTGCATTAGTCTATAATATACAGAGCTTCAATTTGTTGGGGTATCAACACCCCTGCAGTAAATACTGCTATCTGGCTGGCAGAGTCAAGTCAGATGAGTTTTCTCTACCTTCTAGTGCGGCTGAAGCACCGTGTCAGAAAGCAAGTAACTACCTCACCTGGATAACTTTAGCGTCTCGATCATGTTTCCTACGACCGCCAGGACTAAGGGGCCTGGACCCTAATATACATCTAATTTACAAATACATATAATCCCTCTTATATTTACACACCTTCCTCAGAGGGTGGAGGATGGTAGGCGTCAATAAGCATGCTATTCATGCGTTCAGCACTGACAGGTTGGATGGTGTTCCAAGGTAATGCAAATCGCTCATCTCCCGATTGAGATGCAGCGACAATCCTTTCACATTTGGCACAAAACTCTTCATAAAAGTCTACTCCATGTAGATAAGCTTCACGAGCTTGCGATTCGAAATTCGCTTGAAATTGCTCGGGGAAAGTCAAAGGAGTATTCTTCGATTTAGTCCACCAATAGAACTTTTTACTCAAAGATTCCTCTTCCAAAGGAGCTACGATTGCATCCAACTGAGGATGGTAACGAAAAACTCTTTTCAAAAAGGAAACTTCTTCAATAATCTGAAAGGGAACAGAATCTGCTTCTTTATCTGCCATAGTGTATTTGATGCCCCAGCTCGCAAACACCTCTTGGATAGCGGTGTGATTGAACTCGGGGATCGAATCATCAACACCCATAGCATTATCATCTCCATAATCAGCGAGAGATACAAAATTCCTGAAGTTAGGATTCTTAATCTCTGGATACTTC